AAGCAAAGCCTGGTCGTCTCTTGAGTCCGCCTTGTGGTGTTGATACAACATTAATCGCAGAAGCAGCACCTTGATAATAATGCTTAATATCAGTACGCGCAGCCAACCGCGGATCTAACATCCCCGAATTGAAGTTAGTCTGCAAGCTTAATACTCTAGGCATTATCGAACCTCAGTAAAAGGTGAGTCTAAAATAGAATCATTTGGCCTTGCTTGTGAATCAACATACTTAGATCGTCTTAATTGATCTTCATACATAGTGCGATATTCCTCTGCTTTCGTAGAGTTATCAGTCACTGGGATTGAAAATTGTGTAGCCAGGTGAAATTCCATCAACTTAACAAAGTAAGCCGGTAGTCTTGATTCGTCTGGTTTAAAAATATAGTCGAGTTCTATTGTTGCTGTATTGGCATACAGTTTGTTTTCATAGATCTCAAAGTCTGTGTTTGGGTAAACCTTAATCGCTGTTAAATAACCACTGGGTAAAGAAAAAGCATTTGTCCACTCATTCAATGGTGTTGCGGTTAATTTTGATAAAGATGATTTAGCCGAAGCGAAACGCCAACGATGTAGCGTTAATAAATTCTCATAGGTTGTGGTGTATAAGTTGGAAGCTACTTTAGCCCCTGCACCTGGATCGGTGAATGCGGATATTGTGTCATGTCCGATTAGCAGTAACGCATTGGAACACATTGAAATATCAGTTGCCATTTGTACCCCTTTATAAAATAGCGGCAGTTACCCACCGCTAAGTTCAACTTTGTCTAACTCTTAGTCAGTATCAGTAGCTGCTAACACCGTGCCATCATTTACATCAACAACACCAGAGGCGTTCGTTAAGACGTAATACAAGGCAGCGACAGTCGTTCCACTAGTTGAAGTAATCGCATAGATTAAATCACCAGCAGTCAAATCATCAGAAGCATCATCAAAATAACTTGCGGTATTCAATGTTGCTGCTGTGTCAGTAGTTGAGTAAGTCCAGAAAGTAGGCGAGTCAGAATTACTAGGGCCGACACGCTGTAAGTTTGGATGTGAATATGCCATATTATTCTCCTATTATTGGTAAGAAACAGAAACGATACCGTCACCATCTCTGGAAACTGCACCTGCTTTCATTACACCATTACATAGCCAAGATGTTTTTTGTGCTACATAATTGACTTCCGTCTTGATGTCGATGCCGATAGCCATACCGATTGCTGACTTGTGCCATGCAAAACCTTCCCATGTTGAAGAAGCATACGGTAAGCCACCTTCTGAGCGAGTCTCAATGATGTGCCACTTGAAGCCCATGTAAGTATCAATGTCGCCAGACATTAATGACTTGACACTGACGTAATCAGCACTGGTTGCTGTGGATAAGTTAAGCATATCCTCAAGACCATCAGCACTAACAGCGATGTGACGATCACCTGACGGTACGCCTTTATCGTTAAGGTTCTTAGATGCAGTAATAACTTTACCTAACGTCATGCCAGTTGAACCATGAGCAATCGTGCCTGCTGGTGAAGCTTCTGCTGCAAGAGCATCAATGATTAACTGATCTAATCTACGACCTAACGCACCAGCGATAGTTGCAGATAATTCAGACTTCTCATCAAAGTTGACTTCGGCTTGATCAAAGATGTCAGTGTACTCAGGTGCATTCCAGTTACCTAGTGTGCAGCTGATTAAGCTGTGAGTTACATCCATTGGGGTTACGTCCGCTTGAGATGGCTTTTGATTTGCTAGGCCTTTACCCATTTTGCGGAACTTATAAATGTCACCTACCACATTATTGCGGATAGTAACGGTGTCTCGTAAAGAACCAGCTGTTTGAAAAGCTTGCTTTACTTCAGCGTCAAATTGTTGTTGAGCGCCACTTGTTAAATTTTTAGACATTACGTCCTCCTATTATTTAAAAAACATACCTTGTGTTCTGGTATCCCTTGCGGGGCAGATCGTGTTACTTCGATCTGGGCTTCTTAAATAGAAGGTGTCCATTTGTAACTTGACTACTATTATTATCTAATTGATAGTATTTGTCAAGGGTTTTAATAAGTGCCAGTTATCGTACTGGCTGACGCACTTTTTTATAACTAACGAGGAAAACTAAACTTGAGGAGAGTAAGGAACCCCGATTAGGCTGTGACCCCTAATTAGCCGTAGTATTCTTTAAATTTACGTTCTACATTTTTTCTAAAGTCCACACTGGTTTGATATTCAGGATTAGCAATGAGTTTTTGCAAGCTCTCTGGTGTTTCCCCTGTTTGTACCGTTGAATTAGAACGTGGGATTGAACCCTCTCTGGTTTTACCCACCAATGCTTCTAATACACCCACACCCATAGCCGATGCTGCGAGTGCTTTAAAACCTTCGTATTGGTCTTGGTCTAAGTTGGCACTACCCCAATCAGCCAAGTCTTTTAATCGACCTTGAGCGTTATTACCCAAAGACTTAATTTCACTCTCACGATCAAACTCTGTGGCTTGAGCTTCGTGTTCTACCCAGCCATGCAACAGTTGAGTAAAAGTATCTTGTGACATATTCGACTCTTTAGCCGCTTCTTGAAACCAAGACATTCGAGGATCTTCCATGTCAAACTCACCTTCTACTTCTTCTGGTAAGCTCAGTTCATATTCATCGGGTGCGCCTGTAAAGCCACCAAACTTCTTTTCTAATTCTGAATAAGCCTTAGCTTGATCATCAACACTGGTGTATTTTTCTTTTAACCACTCTGGACGTTCTGCTTCTACGTCTGGATTGTTCATCTTATCAGCTGCTGCTGTAATATCATCATTTGTTACTGCTTCTGCTTGCGTTTCCACAGGTGTATCTTCTATCAGTGTATCTTCACTCATTTCTACTCTCCGTTTGCTAGTTTAATTTGTTCAAGTATTTGTCGAACTATTTGGTTTTGCCCCTCTCTAATGCCTGCTCCAAACTGTGTGGAATTAACATATAGAACTGGACGTTCAACAGTGATAGAGGTTAGCCTGTTTAAAACAAACTTTCCTGCATCACTACTAAAGCATTGATAGAACTGTGAAGCAATCTCTTGTGCCTTTGCTTCATTATCAGCTCTCATCTGATTTAATTGATCCCCTTCAAGATCCAGCGCTCCCCAGCTTTTATCCATTTATATTTGCGGCCCTTGTTGTGGTTGTTGGCCAGCAGCCTGCGCTTGTTGTGCATTCATCATGTCAGCAGCTTGTTCTTGCATTACTGCTCTTTCGGCAGCCGTCCTTAGTAGCTTCTGTTCAATACCTAGCTTATGCCCTGTCCAAGCTACAATGTCCTCTAATTTAGCACCAAGACCGAACATCTCTGGGCCTAATGCACCACCCATTTCCATAAACTGTTGCATGGATAATAGATCTTCTTGATCCTGCGCTCTGGCTAATGGTGAAGTGTGTTTGATGGTGACTAAACGACCATCGACTTTAACATCATCAATCTTGCCTTCTTTAGACAAAATATGCACCACACGTCTAATCACCTTCTCCACAAACTCAGTTTGCAACCTTGAGAAGGCTGAACCAGCACTCATGACTAACTCTTGCCCTCTAAGGCTCATCTCTGTTGCTGTCTTAGTGGGTGATTCCATGCCACCAAACGGTTCAGCAAACAAGCCTTTGTTAATTCTTTCTCGGTATTCAGATGAGATTAACTCACCGACATTAAAATCCCCTGAACGATCTAGTGGTTTGAGTGTTGGGTTAGAGTTGTCATTTGATCCTACCGGAATAACCGCCCCTGGTTCTAATGTCATTGTGTATGGATTAATCACCCCATCGTCTTGTGCTGTATAAACACCAGAGATAGCGAGTGCTGCATTGCGTAGGGTAAACTCATTAACCTTATTGAGTGTTTTAATGTCTGGTAGTAATTGCATCACACGACCACGACCCAGTGTTTCACCAGGCACGACCATCTCTCTGAATATAATCCAAGGCGATACTTCCATTTCTTCGGTGTAAATGATGTGCTTTTGTTTCTTCTCAATAATGCAAGTGTAGTACATATCAGCTTCTGGCTCATACACACACCCCTCAATGATGGTTATTTTGGCATTCGGTTTAGAAGTAATAAGCTTTTGTGTTTCACTAGATACATTCGCACCTTCCCACTCACGTTCAATGTTACGTGCAGCCGCTTCTCTTTCACGCCAAACCGTTTCAATGCTAGAGTTAGGGCCTTCTTCTGGGTATATTTCAGCTAAAGGAACCGCATTAAACTCAAGGATTGATGCAGCGCCTGGTTTCTTCGAGCGCTCAATCGTCATTGCACCAGTTGAGATGGCTAAGTCTAAGAATGCTTCATGTGTTTGNGTNGCNAAGTTAGAGTGATTGATGTGATCAAAGATAATTCTAGTTGTCTCATCAAGCAAAGTCTGTGCTTCTTCTTTGTGTTCTTCTGCAATTTCACTTCCAGGTGTCAGTATTGACCATCTACGCCAAGGCGGTGTCATTGTTGCTTGCATTCGAGAGGCAAAAGACTGAACACCAATCACTGCGGTTGAATCGAATATGTCTCGGTTCTTACGTTGACCTGCCGAATAAGAGTTAAACGTCTCTCTTTGGGGTAAGGTGTATTCGTAACACTCTCTTAAATGATCAATCCAAGGTGCTTTCCTTGCTTTAGCCACATCGAACCGATCAATCAGTTGCTTAACTGTACCTAATTTCTTGGGTATTTTGTATTCCATAGATTATCCTAGTTTGTCTGATACGCCCATAGCTGAACCAGAGATCAGTGAACGTCTGCCATCACGTAATCTCTTTTTCTTTTTACTTGATCCTAATGTTTCTTTAGTTGCAGATCCTGTTGGTGACTTCTTCTCAAGAGCGCTAACATCTTTTTGTATTTCAGATGATGATTTCCCAGTCATTGCACCTTTAAATGCTGTATTTCCAAGATCCTGAATTTCTTGAGGTGCTTTGTTTCCTTGAGGGTCTTTCCACTCCATCGGAGGAGGGCCTTTTTTAAATATTCTTCTTACGCTACCCATTATCCTAGTCCTGTTTTAAGACCTGTCTCTTGGCCACTGAACAATGAACGTCTGCCGTATCGACCAGAAACTTTAGTACGCTTTCTCTTTGCTTCCTTCTCTGCTGTTGTTGGTTTAAGTCCTGCTTCGGTTGTTGATAATGAAGCTCTGCCTGTGCCTGCTTTAGACTTCTTTGCTGCATCTAGCTTAGTATCGACCTTTGCCGTTTCACTACGCACTCTGTCTCGATAAATAATAGTAGGTGCTGGTGTTGGTGGTGCTTTAGGTTTGCTGAATAATCCGCCCATTTTGTTTCTCCAAATAATTAAATAACTGCCAAGCTGTGAACAGAAACCATTTGCGAACCCCTAGTATTGCTTTCACTTGTTCTACACAAGTGCTTACAGTAGGCCAAGGCGCTCTTATTCGTTTTGAGTCTCGCCACACTTTGAGATACAGTATAGCACTACAATCTGTATTTGCAACTACATTTAGTATTGAATCGTACTTACCAAAATTAAGCACATCAATGTCAGTGTGTCCTAAATGTGGATAATAACCAATCCAGTTAAAGCCATCCCATCTAACCGCATAACAATGCCTAAAGCCTGGCTGTAAATACTTAGCCCACCAGTATTGCATATCACCTTGTTCAAAGACGATGAACCAATCAATAAATGACTGATCCCAAGTATCGAGTAGTGCTTGTTGTTTAAGCCACACTAGAACACACTCCACTCTTGTTTCATTACTGCTTGTTATTCAAACCCATTTCCTTTTTATCTCTCCAGGCTACTGCAAAGTATCTCCAGCTATCACCACCATGTGAACTCCAGTCATGAAGCGGCCTGTCTTTAAAAACCCTTTTGTCCTCGTCATACTCGCAACGGTAATAGCTCAAGGCCCTCAGTCCATCAGCGCAGCGTTTCTCGTCAAAGTAACATCTAGGGAATATTCGTCTTGCTGCTTCAATACCGTCCATGATCGGAATGTTTGGCGTTACTCTGAACACAATACCCATCTGTCTTGCTTGATCCTTTCTGGTCTTGCCGCTTGTTAGTTCTCTTACCTGGATGTCATGTGGTGCGAAGTGATCCTTGAAGGTGATTGAGTGTTTATCTCTGAAGTCATGCAAGTGGTTGATGTAGTGTTGTAGTCCTTCACCAGAGTTCTCATAGTAACTGATAACTCTAAGCTCTGTTCCTGCTTGCTGCACCATCCATATTGCTGTTGCGTCTGCTAT